CTTTGTTCCGAATAGTTACTTCAGACATTAAATTATAATGCCACTAGTAGCTTCGATCCATGCTTTCACAAAAGACTCATTTGTCGGTACAGTGAAAATAACATCACTAAACGTCAAAGTCTTTGGATTTTCAACAGCAGACATACATACACCACGACCGAAACCAATCGTACCATCTTCACCACGTACAATAAGACGTGGGTCTTGTACCTGTACCGCACCTGCATCAATTCGATCCAATCGTGCAATATATTCACCTACACCCGTCATCACTGTAACGATATCACCCTTCTTCATTTTCTTCTCCTACCTTTTTTACTTTATTTAAAATCCAAGAACCACTTTCTTCTGTTAGATCCCATTGTATCACATCCCCTACCTTCAAGTCAAGTTCTTCCATTAATTCATCACTAAACTCAATGCATTGATGTCCTTCTTCATCCAATACTACTGGACAACTATATTTACTCATTTTCCATTACCGCCTCTGCTATATCAGGGAAATGTGTTTTGATATGTTCCCAACACTGTTCCGCAACAATACGATGTTCCTTCTGAGTTTCGATACCCATACGCAACTGACAGAAGTGAATCCAAGAACGCAAAGATCCTGCCATGTACAGTGTAGTACACGTATTACCTTCGGGTAACACCACACGTGCCTGTTCCTTTGCGATACCATTATCTAGTGCCCAGTTATATGCTTCCTTCGCAGCTGAGATAACCTTCCTTTGTTTCATATTCCAATTTTCAACCAAACCATTCTGACTCGATTTAACACCCTCACTACCAACACCATATTCCTCTGCAATATCAACAGATGCTTGACGGTTCTCAGGATCTTGCATTCTCGCCATACGAGTAGAGAAGTTCTCACTCTCTGCATAACGTTGGGAGAATTCTTGATATGAAAACGAACGGTGACGAATAATCTGTCGAGAGATATCACGTGTCGTTTTGATTTCAAGAGTCATATGCACCATCTCAAATGGCGACCAATGTTGATGTTTGATTAGATACCTCAACAACTTTGGTGCGGTGTCACGGTTACTTTGGTTAGCAGGATTACTCACCCGTGCGGTATATGCAATCAACTCATTTGCATCCCAACAGTCAGTCACTCCAACATTAGGTTTACTAATTGCAACCAAATTCACTTCACTCATCTTCTTCTTCTTCCTCATCTATTGTTAATGTTATACCTTGTTGTTCAAACCAAATAATGGCAAGTTCAACTCCCCTTAACTTACCAAGATGATTACCCAAATAGTAGGCACCAATCATCAAGGCAAGAGTTATTAATGTTTGATATTCTGGACTCATAGTTTAAAATCTCCAAATCTATTTTCTGACTTCAGTCTTTGACCTGAGTTTGAATTATCAAATGCAGGGCCATGGTCTTCTTCTTTATTAAGAGGTGAATCGTTTTGGTCTACATCAAACAGACGCATCTTAGAACGATCAATACCCACCACAAATCGTGAATCAGCACCAACATCGTTATAACGATTCTTCAATTGTTTAACTAGTATCTGACCATTGTTTGAAAGTTCATCATTACTGATCAATGCAAACATAAGATCGGCAGTAGCAGGTAGACCAAATGATTCTGCTGTGTCATCCAGACCCACGTCATCATTACCATAACCACCACGAGTAGTCTGAGTCGCAGACATAACCGGAACATCAAACTCTACCGCAAGACCACGCAGTTCTTCTGCAATAGACTTGATATAGGTATATGAGTTGATAGAACCACCCATCGCTTTCATCCGTGAAGATGAACAGATATTTAGATAATCGATATAGATCATATCCGGTACGAAGTTCTTCTTCAACTTCAGTTCGTTCAGTAGTGCACGGAAGTGAGACGCATTTGCTTGACCAGTAGGATATTCTTTGATGATCAACCTACCGTTGGTCTTTGCAGAGATCTGACTCACTTTCTGTCTGAACATATCTTTAGATAGATTCTCTAACTGATCAATCGGTACGTTCAATAGATTCGCATCGATACGTTCTGCGATACGTTCTTCTGCCATCTCCATGGTGATGTACAATACGTTCTTACCCATAGACAGAGCTGCACCCGCACAGTGACACATAAACAGAGACTTACCGACACCTGTACCCGCAAGGGCAATGTTCAGGGTCTTATTGGGTATACCACCCTTGGTGATCTTATTGAATAGATCTAAGTCAAACGGAGTACGTTCTTTCTGTTCATGGTAGAAATCATATCGACCATCAACATTCTCAAGATAGTCGTGACCGATGTTAGTATCAAATGTAACACCCAGTGCCTTAGATAGAATATCAGGAATCGCATTCTTAGATAATGTCTGGTGTTTGCCATCAATGATAGAGATAGACTCCATGATAGAATTGTAGACCGCACGGTCTTGACACCACTTCTCGGTACGATCAATCAACCAGTCAAGGTTCTCTGCCTCAGCAGTAAAGATGTTTGGAAGTATCTCGATTGCATGACGATATTGTTCATCGTTGAGACGATCACCTTCATCGACCTCAATCTTAAATGCTTCCATTGTGGGGAGTTTATTATACTTTGCAATAAACTTAGTGAATTCATTGAAGAGACCTTTATAGACCCCTTCAAAATAATCGGGTGTTAAGAACGCTGCAACTTTTCTAGCATATGCATCATTCGTCAATAGATTCCGTAGAATCGTTTGTTCTAGATTGATCTCCAACGTTTTCTCCATTCTTTTTCTCAGTACCGTATACCCAACCTTCATTTATACCACGTTCAAGTATATCTTCTAGAATAGAACCAGAGAATTCTTGGAGGTCTTCACTAGAAGAATCCAACTCATCATCCGGAGATTCTACTACACGAAAGTCAAAGGTAAGACAATCGCGTTCTCCATCATACTTGATCGTGCCAAAACGTAATACGGTTTCGGTAAACTCACCACGCAGGATGCGAACATCCCACGCGGCCTCATTATCTACATATTCGACAGGGATCAACTCATAGTCAACCCCCTCACTCACCTTGTCGAGATTAATCATTTATATCTTCGCCATCTATTTGTACTATTATATCAGGATCTACTTGCATTGGCAATCCAATTTGATATTGTTTTCTAATAAATTCTGCAAAGTCTGTAAATTCCCAAATAGGTGCCCAGAACTCATCGGTCAGAGTATCTTTCTGTCGAACCTTCGGATCTACCAACTCACCGGTACTTTTGTCTACACGTTGGTACCAACCATTACTTGGTTTGAAAACATATCCACCGGCAAGAGCAACATCAAGTAGTCCAGAGTTCTTCTCGACACCACCATCCCAAGATACTGAGATAGGAATCTTAGACTTCTCTTTAAGGTAACGAGACTTCTCGATGTTGACTACGAAATCATAACCAGTAACTTCGGTACCCGTCTTAGTCTGTCTACGACCGATGATCCAGATAGTATCAGCAGAGTAGTAGATACCAGTACCACCACCAACAACATCCTTCGGAAACAATCCAATCTCTTTGTAGGTGTGGTTGATAGCCAACATAGGGATGTTCTTCATTGCAAGGTATGGAGTTGCCATACGGAACAGACCCTTCAGTGCTTTCGCACGTGACATGTCCGCAACACCCTTCTCTGCCAATGCGTCATCAAGTTCCTTCTTAGATGCAAGGTTACCGATAGAATCGATTACAACGATAACGTCATCGTCACGATCAATCTCTTCTAGTTGAGAGATAAGGTCAAACTTTAGTTCTTCTACATTCGTGATAGGAGTGTGAAGAACACGACTAGTGTCAATTCCAAACTGTTCGAAATAAGATTGGGGTGAACCGAACTCACTATCGTAGAATAAAATAACTGCATCTTTTCTCTCCCGTAAGTATGCACCTGCCATAAGCAGTGCAAATGATGTCTTAAAGTGTTTTGATGGGCCTGCAAGAACAGTCAGTCCTGGCGTGACACCACCGTCAATAGAACCGGACAATGCGACATTGACCATAGGTACATCGGTGGAAACCATATCTTTTTCTGTGAAGAACTTACTCTTGGACATGACTTCGGCAGTCTTGACCTTGGAGTTCTTCTTTAATTTATCCATTATACTCATACGTCTTTCTCATCTCCAAATGATATATTATTTACTTTTTCACGTTCATCTAACTCGTATATTATACGATATTTGTTGTTGATTGTCAAGACATTTTCTAACAGATCGAACTTTTCTCCCTGAGATTCGGAAAACTTCAGAAGTGCCATAGTGTCTTTGGGTAGACATGCACCACCAAACCCACGTTTCTTATCAGGGCCAGGCACACGGGTATGTTTGATGCCGATACGATCATCCGCACCCATTGCACGAGTAATCATATTATAACTACAATCGAATGAATCCACCAACTCTTTCAACTGGTTGAAGAATGTCAACTTAGTTGCAAGATAGGAATTGGTCGCATACTTAACAAAGGATGCCTCGCACCCAGACATACGATAGTATTTGTCGGACTTACACCCACTAAAGATATCATAGATCTGTTGTAGTTCATTACACGCAGGATCCGTACCACCAAACACATGATGTTCCGCATTGACGAAATCTTCACATGCAGACTTTTCTGTCAGGAATTCGGGATTGTACACGAATCGATCAAAGTCTTGAGGTTCGATTGAATTGTATATTCTATCCACAATGTCGGGAGTGATTGTTGATTTGACAACAACAAGTGCGTTAGTATGGTACATCAACTTGAGTACCGCATCTTCTACAATAGACGCGTCCACAAAACCCGTCTCTGAGTTCTGTGGAGTAGGTGCAGCGATAAACGCAATCTGTGGTTTATACTTCACAAGATCATCGATAGTAGTTTGGTTATTCGGATCAACAATAAAGTGTTCTACCATAGGATGATAGAACGCATATTCTACAGCCTTACCTACAAACCCATGTCCCACGATACCCATACGTAAAGGATTCTTCTTACTCACACCTTCGGGTTGAGATTCACCTTCGGGTTTCTCGGGAACATATTCATCAAAATCATCTGCCACTATTGTACTCCATATACCATTTATAAAAATTACGGATACCATCTTCTATATTAGTAGTAGGATGATAACCAAGTGTTTCTAACTTACTTGTGTTAGAAAAAGTCTCTAATGTGTCTGCGGGATGTTGTGGTGCCATCAACTTGATTGCGGACTTGCCCGTATTTTTTTCGATCTCTGAAATGAAGTCCATAAGTTGAACTGGTGCACCACGACCAATATTAAATATCTCACCTGCGTCCACATCATTATTCAACACACATTCTATACCATCTAGGATATCTTCTACGTATGTAAAATCACGTTTCATATCACCATAATTATACACTGTTATTGGTTTCTCGGCAAGTATATTTTTGGTGAAGTCAAACAGTGCCATATCCGGACGACCCCAAGGGCCATATACAGTAAAGAATCTCAGACCAACAGTATGTAGACCAGACCCCTGCATCTGACATTCATTGGCCCATTTAGTCCATCCATAAGGATTCAACTGTTTACCAGTCTCCTTACCTTCTGTCCAAGGTAGTTCAGAACCCGCAAAGACACAAGAGGTTGACGCATATACAATACGTGCGTCCGGTGCATGTCTCTTACAGGCATCAATAAGATTCTGAGTACCATCGATATTGTTTGCATGATATTGTTTTTCTTTACCAAACGAATCACGCACACCGGCATGTGCTGCAAGGTGAATAATATCCGTGGGATTAATACCGTCGATGAGATTGTCCATCTCTTCTTCATTACGAAGATCCACATTCAGAACATCGATACCAAAATGTTCGACACGATGATGTTTCAGTGTGGGACTATACAAATGGTCATTGTAATTATCCATACCAATAACCCAATGACCTTCTCGTTTCAATCTGTTACATAATTGCGATCCAATGAATCCTGCCGCACCTGTTACTAAATATTTTCTCATTATCCGTTCCTATAAACGTATTCTAATGCACGATCTGCCTCTACACTGAGAGGACGGTTCTCGTACCAGTTTCCTGTTTCCTTATCAAACTCTTCACATAACCGAGAGATTTGGTTTGATGATATGGGGTAACCTCTACTTACCGCACTTCCGGCAATCGCAATCATTATCGCGTACATTTTAGCATACCAACCAGTTTCAGAAATGGTCTGGTATTCTATACCTAACCTTTTAGGCCAGAACGGACAATCGCGATATGAAGTCCAATTGAAGTTAGTATTATTTAGACTATTCTTACGATGTTCTACCACTGCCTTCTGCATCTCTGGTGGTAGTCTATCTAGGAAAGAGTTACCAGTCTTCTGAACATAAGGATGTTTCGCAATCAGTTCACCCACATTAATTGGATTGCCGCCCAGATGAGAGAAGAAGAAATTAGTAGAACTAGGATATATTGCAGGAACATAGTACATCCGTGCAAGATCTTTTGTTTG